CGCCTCGATGCCGCGTGAGACCAGTCCGTCGAAGGCGGCCAGGGCCGCCTTCTTCGGATTGTCCTGACGCACCGGATAGGCCGTCCAGAAACGCGCGAACGCGGCCTGGACAGATGCCGAAATGGCCCGGGGTTTCCTCATGCCGCGACGCCTTGAATGGCCTGTGCGGGCGCGGCCAGCATGGCGCTGACCGCATCCTCAATCACCTGCCACTCGGCCGTCGTGACAGCCGCCAGGGCGGCGGCGTCGCGACGGATGCGGCTCCAGACCTCGCCGATCAGATCGGCCTCGAAGTCGGCCAGAACCTCTGCCCGGGAAATCAGCAGGGTCCGCGCCTGGTTGATCAGGATGGTGCGCCGGTTGTCGGTCATGCCGCCGCTCCGGCCAGCTCGGGCTGATAGGGCTCGACGGCGAACTCTTCGCCTTCCGACCCGATGGTGACGCCCGGCAAGGTCTTGGCCAGGGCGGCCTCGGCCAGCATCACTTCCTTGTTGGGCTCGACCTTGGTCCGCATGAACTGGGTCAGGCCCAGCCGGCGGCACTCTTCCAGGAACTTCTCGGCGGCGCGGATCGTCACCTTGGGCGGCAGGGAACGCCACTTCACCTCGCCGGTGGCGAGCTGGGCGAACTTGACCTTGCCGCCCTGCGTCAGGGCGTTGCGGTTGGCTTCGCACCATCCCTGGACCCGCCCGCGCAGGGCTTCGAACTCCTCCTTCAGAGGCGAGGAGGAGGCCTCGAACCCGGCCTTCAGGGCGGCGGCCTGATCGCCGTAGTCGGCCTGCTGACGGGCCAGATCGCGCTGGATGTCGCCCATGCGGGCGATGGCGGCTTCCGCCTCCTCACGGCTTTGGGCGGCGGGCGATGCGATGGTCTTGGTTCGGGTAGCCATTAGAGGGGCCTTTCGTGGTGGGTTGAAGAAGAGCTGAGACCGCCGTCAAAAACGGTCAGGACAGGCCGGGGGCGGCCGTGAACGCCGTGCGGCAGGACGTCGAAGTTCGGCACGACGGGCAGCGAGCCGTCGCGGACGCGGACCAGACGCTGACGCACCCGGTCCATCACGGCGGCGATCTGAGGCCGGGCCAGCGTCCGCGCGTCGGCGGCCAGATCGAGGCTGTCCAACAGGGCGCCGATCATCCCGACCGGGTCGGCGCCGGCCTCGGCGACACCGCGCCGGATGCGTCCGGCGATGGCGACATACTCGGCGACGGTCAGGGTGTCGGACCTGGCGCGGCGGGCCATCATCCCGACCTCGGCCAGGATGACGTCGATGGGGTGCAGGCTGTGAAGGGTCATGATCCGGCCTCTCACGACGTCATGTCCGGTGCGCGCTGGGCCCACGCCTCGCGGATCAGCGTCGGCGTCATCTCCTGATCGGCCATGGCCGCCATCCGGCGAGCGAGCAGGAGCGTTTTCGTGACGCCGCGCAGGGCGCCGGGCTTCTGCGCCATGTCCGAAATCAGCTTGATCGAGGCGAGGTCGTTGATGCCGTGGGCGCGCGCCAGCATCGGCGCGTCCTCGGCATAGGGACGGGCCTGACGGTGGCGGATGCCGATCCGCGAGTGGAACTGCGCGAAGGCGGCCTTGCGGCTCCCGTCGAACAACTGGAACACGCTCTCGTCGCCGGAGAACACCATGCCGACGCCGGTCCGGTCGTGGATCGTGCGGAACTCGTCAACGGCCTGTTGCGAAAGGTGCTGGGCCTCGTCGATGACGATCAGACCGCCAGGGCCGACCTTCTTCTGAACGCGACGCGACAGGCCCTGAGGGGTGCCCTTGGCGTCGCCTTCGCCCATCGCGTCCAGCATCTCGACCAGGGCGTTGGGAACGCCCCGCGTCGAAGGCGCCATCGTCGCCACCCAGACCCGTGGCCGGGTCGCCCTGAACTGTGTGATGGTGGCGGTCTTGCAGATGCCCGGCCCCATGCCGATCACGCCAAGATCAGCGAACACCTGGCAATGCTCCAGAATGGTCATCACCTTGTTGGCGCTTCGGGTCGGCTGCCATTCCGGTGCGACCGGGATGTTGGCGGCGAGCTGGGCCTGTTCCTTGCGCGCCTGGATGAAGCGATAGACTTCGGCCGCGACCTTCTCGCTGTTGCCCGCATAGGTGCCGGACAGCCACGGACCGAAGGTGCCTTCCGCCACGCCCGCCTCCTCGGCGAAGCGGCGTTTGGTCCAGCCCTCGCGGTCGATGAAGGCCGCGACTTCCGCGCGCAGCTGCGCCAGCTCGGCCTCGGTGAAGGTGGTTTTGCCTAGATTGGGGGTCATGATAGGATTCCTCGTCCTCTCGGGTTTTTCGTTCTCGGTGGATCAGGCCCGGACGGGGTTGCCGCCCCGCCGGGCCGTCTTCATTCGACCAGCCGCAGATGATCCGGGCGCTGTTGCGCCAGGGCCTCGGCATACCGGTCGATGAATGGGGTGGGCTCGACGACGCGGGCGGCGGCCGGCGCCGCCGCCAGGCCGCCGATCATGCGAACGACGCGCGTGGACGGAGCCGGGGCCGGAGCCTCGCCGTCATCTTCGTCGATGTCGGGCAACAGGGCCGCTACGTCGGTGGCGGACAGACGCCGCTCCAGCTCCAGCATCGCCTTCTGACTGCGCAGCCAGGCCGTCTTGACCCGGCCATGTTCGCGCGCGGCGGCGGCGTCGGAGAAGCCGGCGGCCTCCTGAAGCTCGGCCGCGCCCAGATACTGGCTCGCCATCGAATAGACGTGCGCCGGCTCTTCGTGCAGCCGGTCCGGATCGAACCGGACCACGACCTTCTCGCCCCGGTGTTCGCTCAGGAACTCCGACCAGTATCGATTGCCGAACAGGTTCACCGCGCCGGTCAGGCGGTCGGCGGTCACCGATTCATGGGCCAGCAGACACATCCGGAGCTGACCGTCCGTAGCCTTGCGGACGAGGACGTTCGCGACCGACGCTTCATAGGCCTGGTCAAACGACAGGACGCCCCGGCACACCCGCGAACGGCGGCCGATCTTGGCGTTGTGGTGACGGATCACATCGCCCACCACCGCCTTGAACACATCCAGAGGCACGGCGCGGCTGGCGTAGTCCTCGGGCTTGGCCATGGGGCTGTTGCCGGTATAGGCGCCCTGGAACTCGGGGTGCTTGGCGCCGTGGTCGCACAGGTCGCGGAAGGCGCGCTCGATGGGCTTGGACCGCCCCGAGTAGGGACGGGTGAAACGCACGTCGCAGCCCAGCGCGTTCAGGACGCCGACCGGGTCTTCAGATTTCACCTTGAAGCGGAAGCGATTGGGCGTCCCGCCCGTGATCCACTTCGACGCAAAGCCCCGGCCGTTGTCGAGCCAGATGATGTCCGGAACCCCGTGGGTGCGGAACAGGTCGCCGAAGGCCAGCCGGACGGTGTCCGCCCCTTCGTTCTCGGCGATGCGCCAGGCGAGGATTTTGCCCGAGTAGAGGTCCTGGATGGCCAGCATCAGCGGCCGGATCGGCTTGGGTTTGTCGGGGAAGGAAACAAACACGTCCCAGCGGTGGCCGTCCGCATTGACGGCCTGAAGGGCATGGAACTCGCTGCGATCACGGATGATCGGCGGGAACATCCGTTCCAGCTTCTCATAGCCCTCGCGCGCCAGAACCATGACCGGCGCCGGGATTTCACGCTCCAGACGACGGCGCAGGGTCTTGGGCGAGGGAAGAGCCCAGCCGTTCAGGACGGCCGTGTCCTGAAGCCGCTCGATGCAGCTCTCGAACGACGGCTGGGACAGGCGCAGATAGTCGCCCTTCAGGAACTCCCACGCGTTCGGATCGCAGTCGGCCGTGCTGGTGCGCCCTTGTGTGCGCGGCGCCAGCGCGGGCAGCCAATCGCCCCGGTTCAGGCCACGCACGGCCTTCTTCCAGTTCGCGACGGTCGAGGCGCCGAACTCATGGTGCGCGCCTTCGCCCGCCCGCGCCCTTGCACGATGCAGGGTGACGACGTGAGCCACCGCGCCCATTTCCGAATGCCCGGTCCGGCGCAGCGCCTCGATCTCGCGCAGCACCTCCAGACGAAAGGCGGCCGTCGCCTTCTTGGCGTCAGGCAGCGCGTCATAGGCCGCCCAAGCTTCCGAACGCGGCACGGCCACGATCTCGGTCCGGGTGATCACCTCGCCCCGCGCGACCAGCGCGGCCACGGCCGGGGTCGGCAGGACGCTGTAGTGATATTCCACACCGCCGCCGCGACCGGCGCGCGGACGGGCCAGCTTCTCTCCGGTGGCGCTGGACCGCTCGGCCCAGCCCTGTTGGGCGGCGACCTCGTTCACCTTCCGCTTTGTCGTCGGCAGGCCGGGAAGGGTTTGCAGCGCCAGTTCCTGGGCGGTGAACCACGCCTTCATGCCAGCCTCGCCGCGATAATCTCGGCCGAACCGTCGATCTCTTCGACTTCGACCAGATCGGGCTCGCCGTCCTGAGACGCTTCAAAGACGACAGGGTCGCCATTGGGCCACGCGCCCGCGTTCACACCGGCGCAGTCCATGACCTCGGCCAGCATTTTCCGGGCCTCGGCTTCGCTTTCGGCCTCGACCGTCACACTGGCGAACAGCTTCACATCGAACAGGAAACGGGTCATCAGGCTGACCTCCCCTCGAAAGGCTGGGCCTTGCGGGTCAGTTCGCGCTCCAGCGTCTCCAGCCGGCGCTTCTCGGCGCGAACGTGGCCGAGCTGGGCCAGCACATATTCCTCGCCTTCCAGCACCCGGCAGCCGATGCGGGTCGCCAGGGCGTCCAGCACGTCGGCCCGCTTGGTCGCCAGGATCAGCCCGAGGAACCGCGCCACGGAGATGTTGTGCGAGCCCTTCGCCGGGGCGGCGTAGGCGTAGAGCATGTCCTCGCTCACGCTGTCGGACAGCACGGCTGAGACGGCGGCGGCGATCTCGCCGCGCGAGCGGCCGTCTTCCTGAACGACGCGCGAGACGTAGCCGGCGATCAGCCGATCAATCCCGGCCAACAGTCCCTCGGTCGGCTGAACGCGCGGCGGCGCATCGAACGACAGGGCAAGCTGGCGCGGGTCTGGGCGGTGGCGTTTGAGCGTCTTAGCCATGCCGGGCCGCCATCGACTTGAGAGCCTGACGGCCGCGTTCGGTCAGCAGGTTTTCGACCGTCAGCAACCCATGCTCGCGGCAGGCGGTGATGATCCGGGCGCGGGCCTCATAGGCTTCCTGCCCCTCGGGCGTCCGCGCCTTCGTTCCCTGTTCCCAGCCGGCCCACGGGCTCAGGCCGACTGCGACGGCTTCAAGCACAGCCCGGGCGCCGACCGGGACGGTGATCACGTCGGTCATTTCGACACCTCGACGGAGTAGCCCTTCGGCAGGTCGCCCATCGCGAGGAAGTCCAGGAACTCGCGGCGCTCCTTCGCGCCCAGCCGGCCCCACTGATCGATCAGCTTCGCCACCTTCAGCTCGGCGGCCGGCTTCACCACCTTGCCGTCCAGACGGTTGAAGGCCTCGGCCACCGACTTCGCCGGGTTCTCGGCCGCCAGCATCTGGGCCACGGCGGCCTCCTGCCGGGACGCTGGATGCTTGGCGAGGGTTTCGAGGGCCGCCTGATTGGACGCCAGCGGCGTGTGTCGGACCGCCTTGATGACCTCCGGCGACAGCGCCTCGGCAAGCGCGACGGCGCGCTGAACCGTCCGCTCTGACCAGCCGGTTTTTTCGGCGATGTCCGCCCCGAATGACCAAGACGCCAAGTTGGCGGCTTGATCGCTACGCCGGTCGCCGCCATGTCGAGAGCCAGGGTTCAGCGCCTCATAGATGCGCTTCCGTTCGGCGAGGAACCGGGCGCGATCCAGCGCCGTCAGTTCATGACGGATCAGGTTTTCGTCGATCTCCCGAAGGCGGATTTCCGCATCCTCGGCCTCGACGATGAAGGCTTCGATTTCCTCCCACCCGTTGATCTCGGCGCCGCGATAGCGGTGCGCGCCATAAACCAGCCGGAAGCGGTCACCGCGCCGCACGATCTCGATGGGCGTCCTCTGCCCGCGCTCGGCCATGCTGGCGGCCATGACCACCGCATGGGCCTCGCTGACCTCGCGCAGGCGCTCGCTGGCGTCGATCAACCCCAGCGGCACCATCACCGCATGACGGCTGGCAACCGGATCGATCACCGCGCCGATGGGCTGCGTCTTTTCCTCGGGGGCCATGTCTAACGTGCCCCCGTGGTTAGACGGTGCGCAGCCGGTTCGGTTGCGCTATTATCCACTTTGGTGGACGGCGTGGGGCCGTATCGGTTTGGAAAAAGCGTGTGAACCGGCTTCTTCAGTTCCTCAGCTATGGCGGCCTCGGTGCGCGCAATGGAGCGCCCGCGCAGAACATCTTTGGTCGAGCCGTGTGGCAGGGAGCGACGCTCCTCGAACCGCGTCAGCGTCCCGTGTTTTTTCCGTATCACGGCCTTGATGTCCTCTTTGTGCATCAGCACCCGCCCGCGCCTTATTATCCACCAAACGGGCCGCATGTCCCGTTTGGTGGATTTATGATCAACTAAAGTGGCCAGTCAAGATGGATGACACAGAAGAGCGCGATCTTTCGTCCGCTTTTGTGGACAGACTGCGCGCCGCAGCGAGCGACACCAGTCAGGCGGTCATCGCCAAGCGCGCCCAACTTTCCACCAGCGCCGTCTCCAAGATTTTCCAAGGCGCCGAGCCCGGGCTGTTCAAAGCCGTGCGGCTTGCCAAGGCGCTTGGCGTCAACCTGAATTGGCTCGCTACGGGCGTCGGAAGACCGAACGCTGCCGAATCGGGGTTCGTCGAAATTCCCCTGCTGGATGTGCAGCTGGCCGCAGGAACGGGTGCGATCACCGATCTGGCCCAACAGATCGGCGTCGTGCCGATGGATCGCGAGATGCTGCGGGCGTTGGGGCGAACCTCAGCGGATGGGCTGCGCTTTCTTGAAGGCGCGGGGGACAGCATGGTCCCCCTCATCTTCGATGGCTCGCGGGTCTTGGTGGACACACATGACACGCGCCTCAGAGAAGGGGTGTTCGCGTTCCGTCTTGGCGACGACCTCCGAGTAAAGCGCCTCCGCCGGCTAGGCGTGGACGGGATTGAGGTCTTGTCCGAGAACCCTCGCTACGAACCCGAGGTCCTGTCGGGCTACGATCTTGAGCACTTCGCCATTCTTGGACGTGTCCTGGGCGGCTTCAACTTCTACTAGGGGATCGCAATGCGCCGAATCGCCAAATTCGTGATGCTCGGTCTTTGCCTTACGGCGGCGGCCTGCGGCGAAAGCCAGACCATAGAGGCCCCGCGCGATCCCGTCGTGATCGAGGCCATTCAGCTAAAACCATGTCCGGACCCAGATCCGATGCAGGCTTGTCGCTTCGATCACACCAAGGCTCCTGAGTATCTGGCCGAGGCGCTGAAGGGGAACTATCAAGCTCAGCGAAACATCGCCGCCTTGCACGACGCAGCACTGCCCTGGATTATCAAGCGCCCTATCCAGGCATGTGGTTGGCGTATGGTCGCTTTGGCATCGCGCCCGGCCGACAGCACCCATGACGAAGTCGGCGCATATAGAATCCAGTGCGGCCAACTAAGTGCCGCCGACTTTGCCGACGCAACCACCTTGGCAAACGCCATCTACCGCCGCATCCACGACACCGACCTTCCGGCCAGCCCAGCACTGAAGTGATGTTTACTCGCTTCACTCAGGAACCCGAGGGGCAGCCAATCTATGTCAGAACTGCGCGTGTCCTTTCGTTTGCCAAAACGTCGGAGGGAACACGCATCTGGCTTGGGGGCGGCCTCAACTGCCTAGTCGCCGAGGATGAAGAGGCCGTCTTGGCGGCGCTAACCAACGTCCAGCTCGAAGATTGA